CAGAGAGTTACAGTTAAAAACCTTATGTAATGTTCAATTACATATTTCCAAAAGACTCCTTCGGGGGTCTTTTTTTTGTGTATAAATACTTATATGAAAGATAAAAAAGCAGCTAAAAAAATAATTAGAATTGCAAAATGTTGTCCAGAGTATTACACAGAAGCAGAAGTAACTTACGCAAAAATCATTAAAAACCGAATTAAGTATCTTGAAAAAGATTCTAAATAGTTAAAAAACTGATGAAACATTTTCGCAAATTCATGGAGGATATTGACTCTACTGAAAAACCAGTGGAGAATAGAGTTGATGCTGCAAAAAAGAAATTTGAAACTCAAAAAATGAAAACAAAAAGTGAAATTGAATCGACTAAAGAAAAAATAAAAGACTCTGGAAAAAGATCTACACCCATGTTTAACAAACATAAATCAGTTAACTTGAATAAAAGTACAGGTCAATTGCCAAGTTTCAATAAAAAGGAGAAAGAATAGTGCCTTACCATATTAAAAAAACAAGTCTTTTAGGTTCAGCAATTCCAACTGATGGTACTGAATATTATGCTGGAGATAATAAGTGGACTAATAACTATGAAAATCGTAAAGTATATGTAAATGAAGCAGATGCAAATTCTCAAAAAAATACGACAGTAACAACAAATCAAGGCATTACTTACCAACCTAAATGGTGGGCTAATGCTATAGTTGTGAGTGAATAATTATGGCAAGAATTTATTCTAATCAAATTGAGAATCGTAATTTTTTATCTCCTATTGGATTTAAATTTACTTTATCTAAAACACCAAAAGTAACATTTTTTTCAAACTCAAGTCGTATACCTGAGATATCTCTTGGTACAGCATTGCAACCAAGTTACTTAAAAGACATTGATGTACCTGGTGATAAGTTACAGTATGGTGAATTTTCTCTTCGTTTCTTAGTCGATGAGAATCTAGAGAATTATATGGCAATACATAATTGGTTGACAGGACTAGGATATCCAGAGACAACAGACCAATTTAAAAAAGCAACTACAGATCAAGATAGTTTAAGAGATTCGGAAATAGTCTTTAGTGATGGTAATCTACACATATTGAACAGCAATTTCAATACAACTGCAATTGTAAAATTTAATGATCTGTTTCCTATCAGTTTATCATCCTTGGAGTTTGAAGCTACAGATACAGATGTCAATTACTTTACAGCAGATGCAATTTTTAAGTATACAGTGTATAATATAGTTAAACCAGACGGAAGAACTCCTTTATGAATCTTGATGAAATTCAGGAGATGTGGCAACGTGATGCTGTCATTGATCCTGATAACCTACATGATGAGTCACTAAAAATACCTCAGTTACATTCAAAGTATTATACAATCTATAATACCATCACTTTAATGCGCGAGAAAGCGAGAGATCAAAAAGCAAAAGTTAAATTGGAAAGATACAATTACTATACAGGAAAGGCAGATCCACAAGTTTATGAAGAAGAACCATTTCCGTATAAGGTGAGGGAAAAGGACGCAATACAGAGGCATTTAGATGCCGATGAGAGGATGACAAAGATAGACTTAAAGATTAGATATTATGATACTACTCTTAAATTCTTAGAAGAAATAATACGTATAGTATCAAATCGTACATATCAAATAAAAAATGCTATTGAATGGCATAGATTCCAGTCTGGATTTACCTAACTAAATACAATCAGATGAGCATGTATAATGTCACATTTGATTATATCAAAAAAGAATGAAGTTTATCTTAAAATAGATGCGGAACCTCATATCCATTATGAGTTATCTGATCAATTTACTTTTGATATACCAAATGCAAAATTCTCACCAGCATATAAAAATAAGTATTGGGATGGAAAAATAAGACTTTTTAATACTCAGAAGAAGGAAATATATATTGGATTGTTAGATAAGATAGTTCAATTTTGTAAAGATCATGAATATACTTTTGAATTTTTAGACAATAGACACTATGGTACTCCTTTCGAAGTCAATGAGGGGATATCAAAAGAAGGCGTTAAAGATTACATGACAGCAATTTCTAAATATAAACCTAGAGATTATCAAATTGAGGGAGTATACGACGCTTTAAGACATAATAGAAAGTTGTTGATATCCCCAACTGCATCGGGAAAATCTCTGATGATATATTCGATTGTGAGATATTTTGTTGAGACAAAGAAAAGTACGTTGATAGTTGTTCCGACGACTTCCCTAGTAGAGCAAATGTATAAAGACTTTGCGGATTATGGATGGAATGTTGGTTCATTTTGCCACAAGATATATGCAGGTAAAGAAAGAGAGACAGACTCTCAAGTTATTATTACGACTTGGCAATCAATCTACAAACTCCCCAGAAAGTATTTTGAGAGATTCTCTGTTGTAGTTGGGGATGAGGCTCACCAATTTAAATCAAAGTCATTAATATCTATAATGACAAAACTTGATAGTGCAAAATATAGGTTTGGATTTACTGGCACATTGGATGGAAGTGAGACTCATAAATGGGTTCTTGAGGGATTGTTCGGACCTTCCTACAAGATCATTAAGACTGATGAGCTCATGAAGAAAGGGCATCTTGCCAAACTGGATATCAATGTGCTTCTATTGAAACACCCACCGAATAAATTTGAAAACTTTGAAGAAGAAGTTCAATACATAATTGGTCATGATCGTCGAAACAATTTCATCAAAAATCTTGCTCTCGATCTCAAAGGTAATACTCTGATATTATTTGCAAGAGTTGAGAAGCACGGGGAACCTCTTTATGAATTGATAAATAATAGTAATATCATAGAAAATCGTCATGTCTTTTTTATTCATGGTGGAGTGGACACCGAAGACAGAGAGAAAGTTCGAGAAATCACTGAGCAAGAGAATAATGCTATTATCGTTGCCTCGTACGGGACTTTTTCCACTGGGATTAATATCAAAAATTTACACAATATAATTTTTGCATCCCCGTCTAAATCAAGAATACGTAATCTTCAATCCATCGGAAGAATACTGAGAAAGGGAAATCAAAAAACAAAAGCGACTTTATATGACATAGCTGATGATATTAGGTATAAAACAAAAAAGAATTATACTCTAAATCATCTAATTGAAAGAATTAAAATTTATAATGAAGAAAATTTTAATTATGATATAGTAAACATACCACTTAAAAAATAATGGGCGAAGAATACTACGCAGTTTTAAAACTAGTCTCAGGAGAAGAAATTTTTTCTCTGATATCTGTGGATGACAATGAAGAAAATCCAGTGATAATTCTTCAAAATCCATTAGTTATTCAATATTCAGCATCATCAAATGGTGGATTCATTAAAGTTAAACCATGGATTCAATTAGTTGAAGAAGATATTTACATGATAAAACTTGATAAAATTATAACAATGTCTGAAAGTAAAGATCAAAAGTTAATTGATATATACAATCATTATATTTCTGGTGAGGAAGAAGAGTTAAAAGAAACGAAGGGATTAATCAAACCAGATTCAAAAATGGGATACATATCTTCAGTTGAAGACGCTCGTAAGAACTTAGAGCATTTATTTAATATTAAAGAAAACTAATATCTCTTTCAACCCTCACAAGGGTATTGTACATACATTTGAATATTTTGTCAAGCTTGTCATCTTTTGAAAATATGTTATAATATATAAATGACAGGAATACGATATGCCAAAAAAGAAATCTGAACACTATGTGAACAATAAGCAGTTACTAGAGGCAATGATCGTCTATAGGTCAAAGGTTGCTATAGCTAGAGCAGCATTTGTTAAAAAATATCCTGATAAAGAACCTCCAAAGTCAGGACCGTGGGAAGGTAAACCACCAATCACAAACTATCTTGGAGAATGTTTTCTTAAAATTGCTACTCATTTATCATATAAACCAAACTTTGTCAATTACATGTTTCGTGAGGATATGATATCTGACGGTATTGAGAACTGTGTTCAGTACATTCATAATTTTGATCCTGAGAAGTCAAGGAATCCATTTGCTTACTTTACTCAGGTTATACATTATGCATTTCTCAGAAGGATTCAAAAAGAAAAGAAACAATTAGATATTAAAACAAAGATTATTGAAAGAAGTGGATTTGATGAAGTCATGGCAGTTGATGATAATTCAATGTCAGGAAGTAATTCTGAATACAATACAATTAAAGATAATATACAATATCGTAATAATAATAGATGAAGATTGCTATTATAACTGACACCCACTATGGGGCTAGAAAGGGTTCTAAGCATCTTCATGATTACTTTGAGATGTTTTATCGTGATATCTTCTTTCCTTCTTTAGAAGAGCATAAGATAGACACTGTGATTCATATGGGTGATATATTTGATAGTCGTAAGTCAATAGATTTACAAAGTTTGGAATGGTCAAAGAGAGTTGTATTTGATCCTCTCAAAAAATATAATGTATATGCAATTGTGGGTAATCATGATTGTTATTATAAAAATACGAATTTTGTAAATTCACCTGAATTATTATTACAAGACTATTCCAATATTAAATTATATTCGAATGCTACTGAAATTGAAGTTGATAACTCAAAGATACTTTTACTTCCTTGGATTAATTCTGAAAATTATGAAGAGAGTAGGAATTTAATTGATACTACAGACGCAAAAGTTGCTATGGGTCATCTTGAGTTGAATGGATTCCAGGCAACTCGTGGACATGTAATGGAGAATGGAACAGATATTCGAATGTTTAATAAATTTGAAAAAGTTTATTCTGGACATTTTCATACTCGTTCAAACAATGGAAAAATATATTATCTTGGCAATCCATATGAAATGTACTGGAATGATGTAAATGATCCTAGAGGATTTACTATATTTGATACTGATACTCTAGAACACACTTCAATTAATAATCCTTATAAATTATTTTATAACATATATTATGATGATACAAACTATAAATTATTCAATACAACTCAATATTTGAATAAAATTGTAAAAGTTATTGTTCGTAACAAATCTAATTCAAAAGATTTTGAGAAGTTTATTGATAAACTTTATAGTTCTGGTGTTCAAGATCTAAAGATCATTGAAAACTTTACATTAGCAGAGAGTCAAACCTTTGATATTGATGAAGATGAGAATACATTATCAATATTAAATCGATATATTGATGAATCTGAAATTGATTTTGATAAAAATCTTATTAAAGATATATTTCAAGACATTTATCGACAGGCATGCGAGGTAGGATGATGTGGATTATTACACTAAGAGAAAAAAAAGATGAAGGTGCTTATTCCGTCTATGATGAGCATGGAAATAAGGTGTTGTTTATGTTTGAGGAAGAAGACGATGCCGAAAGATATGCTATGATGTTAGAGGATCAAGATAGTGGTGAGATGGACTTAATTGAAATAGATGATGATCTGGCTCTTCGCACTTGCAAATTCTACGATTACAAGTATACTATAATAACTCCCAATGATATTGTGATTCCACCTAAAAAATGATTACGTTTGAAAAAATTAAATGGAAAAATTTTCTGAGCACTGGTAATAATTGGTCTGAGATAAATTTTTTAGAATATAATACCAATTTAATAATTGGTACAAATGGTTCTGGAAAATCAACTATGTTAGATGCATTAACATTTGGTCTTTTTAATAAACCATTTCGTAAAATTAATAAATCACAGTTGATAAACACTGTCAATGAAAGAGATTGTTTAGTTGAGATAAATTTGTCTGTTAATAATCGTAATTATTTGATTAGAAGAGGGATCAAACCTAATATTTTTGACATTGAAGTTAATGGTGATCCACTTCACAAACAAGCAGATGATCGTACAAGTCAAAAAATCTTGGAAGAAACAATATTAAAAGTTAATTATAAGTCATTTACACAAATTGTTATACTAGGAAGTAGTACATTTGTTCCTTTTATGCAACTGACAGGTAATAATCGTAGAGAAGTTATTGAAGACTTATTGGATATTCGTATTTTTTCTGCTATGAATAATTTAATCAAAGATAAAATTCGATTACAAAAAGAAAAAATTAAATCATTAGATTATAAAAAAGATAATGTTAAAGATAAAATGACAATGCAAAAGAACTTTATCAAAGAACTAGAAGAACAGGAAAAATATAATATCAATGAGAACGAAAAGAAAAGAGATGGTTTGAGTGATGAAATTTATAATATTACAATGGTAAATGAAGCATTGGAAAATGATGTTTTAGATTTCACACAAGAACAAGAAAAACTAACAGGTGCAGGAGAAAAGTTACTAAAACTTAACAATCTAAAGGGTAAATTATCTAATAAAGTATCAACCCTTACAAAGGAACATAAGTTCTTTAGTGATAATGTATCATGCCCTACATGTACTCAACCTATAGAGGAAGAGTTTCGGTTAAATAAAATTACTGACGTTCAAACTAAGGCTAAGGAACTCAAGAGAGGTTATAATGACCTTGAAGAGACCATCAAAAAAGAGCAAAACCGAGAACGTCAGTTTCAAAAATTATCAAAGGAGATTGTTAAACTCAACAATGGCATTTCTAAAAACAACACTAAAATTTCTGGTTTCCAACGACAGATCAGAGATTTGGAATCAGAAGTTCAAACTATTACCGAACAACTTAAAAACAGAAATACTGAGCATGAAAAACTAAAAGAGTTTAATCAAAGTCTCCAAACAACAATTGAAGAGTTAGCAGACAGAAAGGATGAAATAAATCACTATGATTTTGCTTATTCTCTTCTAAAGGATGATGGAGTCAAGACAAAAATAATTAAGAAATACTTACCACTGATCAATCAACAGGTAAATCGATATCTTCAGTTGATGGATTTTTATATCAATTTTACTTTAGATGAAGAATTTAATGAAACGGTTCAATCACCGATTCATGAAGATTTTTCTTATGCTTCATTCAGTGAAGGTGAAAAGATGAGAATTGATTTGGCACTACTCTTTACATGGAGAGAAGTTGCTAGAATTAAAAATTCAGTCAACACAAACCTTTTAATTATGGATGAGGTATTTGATTCATCTCTTGATGGATTTGGAACAGAAGAGTTTCTCAAAATTATTAGGTATGTAATTAAAAATGCTAATATATTTGTGATATCTCATAAATCAGATTTACATGACAAGTTTGACAATGTAATTAAATTTGATAAGATAAAAGGATTTAGTGGAATGGTTTGATGCTAAACGTAGACAAAGTTCGATTATTTCCAACGTTAATTTATTTTGTGGATTGTCCACAATTGATTCATCCTGTTAAAAATGAATTTAAAAAATCTATATGGAAGGATGATTCTATTACTGCAAATGATACTTTTTTTACACTGCAAAATAATAAAAATTTAGTACAACAAATTGAAAAAATTGTAAATGATGCTCTGTCTGAAATTAAATATACTGTTCCCTTGAAGATGACAACAAGTTGGTTTACTCGTGTCCTGCCTGGTAAAGAAGGTAGAAATCATTATCACGTAAATTCTTTTTGGAGTGCGATATTTTATTTTCAAGATAATAATTCAAAATTAGTTGTTGCAAAAGAATTACCACAGATTACTGTTCCTTGGTTGACTGAAGATTTAGGATTAATGCCAGCAGGAGATGTTGGACTTGATGCGAGGAGAGGTCAGATGATTTTAATTCCTGGTAATATAAGACATTATATACAAGAAAATAAAAATAGTACAAATAGAAATTCTTTGGCAATGAATTTTATGCCGAGTGGATTCTGTCATTTTGATGATTCATCCCATAATTATAAATAATTTTAACTCATACTGTTTTTATGAACTTACAAGATGGATGTCATTCTCTTAAATTGGAATGTGCATTGAGAGATCTTGGGTTTGTAGATATTGGATGGAAGTGTGTTGCACATGCAGGTATATTTTTTATTCAACCAGTTGGTATTCCTGATGATCCAGAAGGAGATTTACTTGGATATCACATAACTGTTCCATATGCAAGAGATTATAATAAAGTAAAGATGCTCTCAACTGCAAAAAAAGCACTTGACTGGGCTTTAACCAGTTAACAAACTGTCCATTCAACCGTCCCTTGGGACGGTTTCGTTGTTATAATGAGTATATCAGATACAAATCCTCATGACAGTTCAATACGAAATCAAATCACAACTTGCAAAACTACTTGCTACAGAAGACCTTGTTGTAGAGCACAAGAAAGTTGAAACTGCATCATTCAATATTGTAAGTCGAGTATTGACTTTACCCATGTGGGAAAATACAACAGAGCAAGTTGTTGATATGTTAGTAAGTCATGAGGTAGGACATGCACTCTACACTCCGAATGAAGAGTGGTACAAAGAATACAAAATCAATCCAAGTGTTGTGAATGTTGTAGAAGATGCACGTATTGAGAAGTTAATGAAACGTCGTTATGATGGTATTACAAAGACTTTCTACAAAGGATATACAGAGTTACATAATCAAGATTTCTTTTCTGTAAAGAAAAAAGATATTTCTAAGTTAAGTCTTGCTGATCGTATCAATCTATTCTTTAAGATTGGATCACACTATAGAATCTCATTCACAGACTATGAGCAGACACTTGTAGATCGTGTTGCAGCATGTGAAACATTCAAAGATGTATTAGAAGCATCTAAGTTAATTTATGAATATTGCCTAGATGAAATTGAGAAAAGAAAAGAAGAAGAGAAAACAGAACAACAAGCAG